GACCATTTAATTCATATAAAGAGGTTGAAGAGTTTACATTTACAAAGGGTAATGGAGTAAACAGTAGAGCGCTACAAGCAATGAAATGCATTGGTGCACTTAACTTTAAAGATAATCCAACTGATGATAATGAAGTAAGACAAAATTTATATGAGTATTTAAATCTTCCTGAGTTTAATATCTCTATTCCACAACACTATTATGCATACATTAATGATGTTGAAGAGTTCGAAGAAAAAGGATCTTTTGTTTTAATGGGTATGGTAAAATCTATTAAGCGAGGAAAAGGTTGGTCAAGAGTAGAGATTTTAGATAAAACTGGATCAGTGGGACTATTTGATGAAGAGCAAACAACAATTGAAACTGGAAAAACTTATTTAATGCTGGCATCTGATAATAGAATTATTTCTGCCACACCAGTTGATGAAATTAAAGAAACAAAAAATGCTCTAGTGAAGTTCTTAAATTATAAGATGATTCCATATAAAGAGGATGAGCATTTTGTTGTTGCATTTAAACCAAGAGTAACAAAAACTGGCAAAAAGATGGCATCGCTAACTTTAGCAGATTCAGTAAGGGGGTTACACTCTGTTACCGTATTCCCAACATCTTTTGCTAAAGCATATATGAATGTTCAAGAGGGTGGAGTGTATAAGTTTTCTTTTGGAAAAACAAAAGATGGTACAGTGATAATGGAGGATGTAGTAAATGTTTGATAATCTAGCATATGAGTTACACAAAACAGCACAGGCAAAAAGATTCTGGCCAGAGAAGGCTGATGATATTTTTATTGCTAAACAGTGCATGATGATTGTTTCTGAAGTTACAGAAGTTATGGAAGCAGTTCGCAAAGATAAGGGTGAAGAAGAGATTGCAAAAGAGATTGCAGATATTTTAATTAGAACATTAGACCTTTATGCTGGTATGATGAGTAATGGATATTTAAATATTTCTTTAGATAAAGCATTTGAAGAAAAAACACAATTTAATAAAGAGCGACCAGAAAAACATGGAGTAAGATTTTAATGACAGTAACAGTTGAAGAAGTATTAGCACAACTTAATCCCAAATTACGAAAACAAGTTATGTCTGGAGATACAGTGCCATCAACCGAATATGCAGCAACACCTAGTTATGGCCTTAATAGGGCTTTAAATGGTGGTCTGCCATATGGAAGGCAGGTTCTAATATGGGGATCCAAGTCTTCTGCAAAATCTTCTCTATGCCTACAAACAATTGCATTAGCACAAAAAGAAGGCAAGATTTGTGCATGGATTGATGCTGAAATGTCATATGATAAAAACTGGGCAGAAAAACTTGGGGTAGATACTTCTAAACTTATTGTTTCTCAGGCTAGAACAATTAATGATATGGTTGAAATAGGTGTGGATCTTATGCAGGCAGGAGTTGACCTTGTTGTTGTAGATTCTATTACTTCTTTGCTTCCTGCAATTTATTTTGAAAAAGATACAGACGATCTTAAACAACTTGAAAATACAAAACAAATTGGCGCAGAGTCAAGAGACTTTTCTAATGCATGGAAGATGATTAATTATGCAAATAATAAAGTAAAACCTACTTTGTTTATATTAATTTCACAGTCTAGAAATAATATCAATGCAATGTATACAAGCCAACAACCAACTGGTGGTCAGGCTACAAAATTTTATTCCTCTACAGTAATTAAACTATTTTCATCAGAGTCAGATAACCAAGCAATCAAAGGAAAGATACATGTTGGAGATAAACTTATTGAAGAAAAAGTTGGTAGAAAAGTTCGTTGGGAAGTTCAGTTTTCTAAAACTTCTCCAGCCTTTCAGTCTGGTGAGTATGATTTTTATTTTAGAGGTGATGATCTTGGTGTTGATTCCATCGGTGACTTGGTTGATACAGCAGAAGGTCTTGGGCTAATAAATCGTACAGGAGCATGGTATCAACTTGAGGATGGAACTAAAGTTCAAGGAAGAGATTCTTTAGTTGATAGATTTAGAGAAGACCTTGACTTACAAGACTCTATAAAGAATAAAATAAAAAATGTCTGAAAGATTTAGTATTTTTGCTGGACAGTTTATTTGTCAAAAATGCAATGAAACCACAGATGCCTGTAGGCTATGGAATGAAACAAAGGATGTAACTTGGATGTGTAGCAAAAAACATATATCTAAAGTTAGTTTAATTCCTAAAACTAAAAAGGATTATGATAATGAGTGAAAGATCTGAGTCAAAAAGAATAGGGGCAAAACAACATAAAAATTCTGGAAGAAATACAAAAAAGGGTGATGCAACTTGGAATAATTTTACTGTTGATTTTAAAGAATCTGCAAAATCATTTACATTAAATAAGGATGTGTGGGCTAAGGTTGTCACAGATGCAATTAAAAATAATAATGATCCAGCACTAGTTGTTGTTTTGGGAGAAGGCAATAAAAAAGTAAGGCTTGCTATAATAGAGGTTGATATATTAAATCAAATATTAGGAGATATGAATGAGCAATGATGCTAGTATTGTTCAAAAAAATACAGTTGTTTCTAATATTTTTTCCGATCATGAAATTGAAACACTATATATTGACATTAACCTAGAAATAGAAAAATATTATTCAACTCAAAGTCATTTAGGAAGGCTATACTCTATTTTATATTGGAAAAAAAATAAAATAGAAAATAATGAAACTGTAGACTTTAAAATAAACAACAGCATTGTTGAAACAATTGTAAGTTCTGCACAAAACCATTCTAATGTTGCTTTACAATTAGAAAGCATATCTTTTACCAGATATTCGCTTGATTATGGAATTCCAGAATTACCACCACACGTAGACACTAGTTTTAAACAGCCACGACTAACATTTGATGTACAATTAAAGGGAAATACTTCTTGGCCAATAGTTGTTGAAAATGATAAATATATTTTAAAAAACAATGAAGCCTTAATTTTTTCTGGAACCCACCAGATTCATTGGAGAGAAAGAAAAAGTTTTAATTCAGGTGAATATATAGACATGTTGTTGTGTCAGTTTTCAGAAGAAACAGCAGATAACAACTCTATTAGTTTAGATTTTATAAAACAAATGGACATAAAGCAAAAAACATTAAAGTTAAAGTATGAAAAGGGGTTAATTTAATGGAAACAACAACGCTAGACCAAATAAATGGATTGTCTGAAATAGCAGAGTATATGGAAGATGATGATCTTACAACTGCTTTAACTATGGTTGCAAAATTAATTGTTAAACCAGAAATACCAATTCAAGTGGCAACAGTTGAAATTGTTAGGCTTCAAGCAATTGCTGCAAAACTTTCATTAAAAGCAACTTGGATGGCAAATGTAGATAAAGCAAACAGGGCAAAGAAAAATATATATTATACTGCTGCAGAGGCTATTAATAATCTAGTATCCGCACTTAAATATATTACGAGATAGTGTATAATTACATAGATAACAAAGGACATAGGGTATAAAAATGACAAAAAGTTTACTACAGCAGGTAATGGTAAAAGCAGCAAAGCCACAAAATGATATCGATACTGAAGCAATTGTAGAAAAAATACAGTCTGGCTATATGGTTGGTCAAGATTCAAAACATACACAAAAGAAGACTTTTGCTCCATCTGGACTAGTATATGGACATGGAGAATGTCCTAGATACTGGTATTTGGCGTTTGAAGGAACTACATTTGATAGCACTAATACACCATTTTCTGTTGCTAATATGTCAAATGGGTCAATGTCGCACGATAGAATTCAAAATGCTTTGCTTAAATCTGGAATTGCAAAAAAGTTTATAGATGAAAAAACTAATGAAGAAACAACAGAGTTTAAACTTGTAATAAATGATCCACCAATATATGGATATGGCGATGGAATAATTCTTTGGAACGATGAAGAACTTGTTATTGAGATTAAAACAGTAAATAATGAAGGCTTTGAGTATATTAAAAAAAGTAATAAGGCAAAAAATTATCATATTGCTCAGTTATTGATTTATATGAAAATATTAAAAATGGCCAAAGGTCTTGTAATTTATGAAAATAAAAACAACCATGAACTCTTAGTAATTCCAATCAGTGTTAATGATCACTATAGAAACTGGATAGATCAAGCATTTGAATGGATGAGAACTGTAAAGCAGTCTTGGAAAGATAAACAATTGCCACAAAAAAATTATAGAGCCAATTCTAAGATATGCAAAGGTTGTCCAGTGCAAAGATCTTGTGCTTTGGCAGAACCAGGTGTAGTAAAAATTAATTCTTTGGAGCAATTGAGTGAAGCCATGTGAGTGGTGTGAAAATGAATTTTTACCCACAGTAACATATCAGATTTATTGTAGTTCAGAATGCAGATCTGATGCAACAAAAATTAAAATTGCAGAAAAACAGGTAATAAATAAACGAAAAAAAAGATATGGCAAAGAAAGAAAGTGTGCTAGAGGTTGTGGAATTGTTCTTTCTGCCTACAACGATTCTAACTATTGTGACAATTGTGCAATAGACAATAAAAAAGTTTTCAAGGCTTTAAAAGAGTTAAAGGGGTTGATAGATTATGACGACAAGCGTTAAACCAGCAAAATTTGTTGCTATTGATGCAAGTACAAATAGTCTTGCCTTTGCACTATTTGAGTTTGGAAAACTTGAGATTGTTGGTAAAATAACATTTGAAGGAAGCAATATTTATCAAAAATGTATTGATGCATCTAAAAAAACAAAAGCACTTTTAGACTTAGATATGTTTTTAAATTCATCAATTATTATTGAGCATACGGTTTTTATGAATAGCCCTAAGACTGCTGCAGATCTTGCAATGGTACAAGGTGCAATTATAGGCGGTGCTGGTAATGCTGGAGTAATAGAGGTAGGCAAGGTATCTCCAATAACTTGGCAGAACTATATTGGCAATAAAGCATTAACTAAAGAACAAAAATTGGAAATTAGAGCAAAAAATCCAGGAAAGTCAGATGCTTGGTATAAATCTTTTGAAAGAAATTTTAGAAAACAAAAAACAATAGACTTAATAGAAATACATTATGATAAAATAATAGAAGATTATGATGTGGCAGATGCTTGTGGAATAGGGCATTGGGCTTTAAATAATTGGGAGAAAGCGATATAATGACATATAGAAATAGTTTTGAATACCCAGAAGAGGAGAATGATGTTGTGCTAAGTGTAACAACTTTATCTCCAACAAAATGGTTGTTGTTAGATCGTGAAACTGGTCAGATCTATCAGGGTAATCCAAAAGGTTATTGGGATAGGCTAGAGCCAGTTATCAAAGGAGTTGACAAAAAATAATATGGGTACTAAACTATATAAAAATGAGGCTTGGCTAAGAAAACGGTATATATCAGATAAGAAGTCTGTACAAGAGATTGCAAAAGAATGTGATACAAGTGCAGAAACAATTTATCTCTACCTTGCTAACTATGGATTAAGGAAGTCTAAACGTGGCTAATGATCTTAGAATTACAGTAGACCAGGTGAATCACCCTGAGCATTATACCTCAGACCCTTCTGGAGTTGAGTGTATACAAATTACCAGACATAGAAATTTTAATGTTGGCAATGCTTTTAAATATCTTTGGAGAGCAGGATTAAAGGATGAGTCTAAGCACATTGAAGATTTAAAGAAAGCAATTTTCTATATACAAGATGAAATAAATAGGCTTGAAGGAAAACATGTCTAAAGATCTTGAAATAGTAGAGCATTTAGATGAAATAAATAAAGTTGTTGAAGAATATTTAAAGGGTAGTGACCCAACCAAAATTTCTAAAGATTTAAATCTTCCAAGAACTCGCGTTGTTGCACACTTAAATGAGTGGAAAGTTATGGTATCCGCTAATGATGCAATTAGGTCAAGGGCTAAAGAGGCTTTGGCAGCAGCAGATGCACACTATGGAAAACTAATTGCAAAGTCTTATGAGGTTATTGATGAGGCTACCCTAAATAATAACCTTGGAGCAAAGACTGCTGGAATTAAATTAGTTTTAGATATTGAAGCAAAAAGAATAGAGATGTTGCAAAAGGCTGGTTTGCTTGAAAATAAAGAACTTGCAGAAGAAATGCTTGAAATTGAAAGACGGCAAGAAGTTCTTGTTGGCATACTAAAAGATATTGCTAAAGATCATCCACAAGTTCGTGATTTAATTATGCAAAAATTATCTGACATTGCAAAGTCAGATGAGGTGATTACAATTGTCCACGATGTTCAATGATTTTTTTGAAGCACTAGACGATAATCCATTTGAAGAAATTCCAGTTGATACAAAAACATTTGTTCAGTCTTTAGATTATCTTGGTCAACCACCATTGTCAGAAATACAATATGAAATTGTAGAGGCAATGAGTCAGATTTATAAAAAACAAGATCTTGAAAGAATAATGGGATCTGTTGAAGGAGCAAGGTACTATGAAAAATATACCAAAAACGAAATTATTTTACAACTTGGGAAGGGTAGTGGCAAAGACTTTACTTCAACTGTGGCTTGTGCCTATATTGTTTATAAGTTACTTTGTCTTAAAGACCCCGCGAAATATTTTGGTAAGCCGTCTGGGGACGCTATCGACCTTATTAATGTCGCTATCAACGCCC